AGGCAGGTCGAAACATTTTTCGATGTGCCGTGCCATGCTGTCACCGATATTTTTAGTTGCACCATCTCCCATAAACCTGCTGGTCTGGGTTGGCTCGCGATCAATCATGGTGGCAAAGGAAGAATTCCCGCCAACACCATCTCTCAGTTTTCTGGCGTTAGACCGCCGGATGTCATGGACTGTTTTCATAAAGAAATTAAAACCTTTGTACCGATAAGGTACAAGTATCTTGAAGGTTCATCTCAATCATGTAATATGTATACCGGAGGTACATATTGTATGAAAGCGTATTGGGACTCTTTAACCAAAGAACAGCAGGGTGAGTTGGCCGGAAAAGTTGGCTCAACACCAGGCTACTTACGGCTGGTTTTCAATGGTTATAAAAAAGCCAGTTTTGTGCTGGCTAAAAAACTTGAGCAATGCACGTCAGGTGCAATTACGAAATCTGACTTAAGACCGGATATCCGGAAGACTGGGATGTCCTGCTGACGGATGTTTTTCATAAAAGCTGGCCGCTGGCCTCCGATCCTTCTCAACAAATGCGACTGATGGCAATGGCGGTGGACTCCGGCGGTGAAGACGGGGTCACTGATAATGCCTATAAATTCTGGCGTCGTTGCCGTCGTGATGGCCTTGGTAAACGTATTTACCTGTTTAAGGGCGACAGCATCCGGCGCGCAAAACTGATCACCCGTACATTCCCTGATAACACCGGACGAACGGGCCGACGGGCGCAGGCCGCAGGTGATGTACCGCTCTGGCTTCTTCAGACGGATGCCCTGAAAGACCGGGTGAATAACGCGTTATGGCGTGACTCGCCAGGTCCCGGCTATGTGCATTTCCCTGACTGGCTGGGGAGCTGGTTTTACGACGAACTGACGTATGAAGAGCGGAGCAGTGACGGGAAATGGAGTAAGCCGGGTCGCGGTGCCAACGAAGCTTTTGACCTGATGGTGTATGCCGAGGCTCTGGTCATTCTGCATGGATACGAAAAGATCCGCTGGCCGGATGCACCGGAGTGGGCGAGCCGGGAAACCTGGCTGGAGTGTGTCCCGGACAGTACCGAACCGTCACCCACACCGGAACCGGTATCCACGCCTGTTAAAAAACAAAAACGGAAGAAAACAGTAACTGACGATGTTAACCCCTGGCTGACTTCCGGAGGATGGTTATGAATCAGAATGATATTGAAGCCATGATTCAGCGTTATACGGAAGCTGAAATGGCGGTGCTGGACGGAAAATCCGTCACTTTTAATGGTCAGCAGATGACCATGGAAAACTTATCTGAGATCCGGCAGGGGCGGCAGGAGGGGGAGCGCCGCCTTGCGGCTCTGATTACACGACGACGGGGGCATCCCGGGTACCGGCTGGCGAGGTTCTGATGGCAATTCTTGATGATGTGATTGGCGTTTTTTCACCAGGATGGAAAGCGGCAAGGCTGCGTTCCCGAGCGGTGATCCAGGCTTATGAGGCCGTAAAAACGACGCGGACACACAAAGCCCGACGGGAGAACCGAACTGCCGACCAGTTAAGCCAGTACGGGGCCGTGTCGTTACGTGAGCAGGCCCGTTACCTTGATAACAACCACGATCTGGTCATTGGTGTATTTGACAAGCTGGAAGAACGGGTGGTGGGGAAAAACGGGATTATTGTCGAGCCACATCCGGTATTACGCAATGGGGCCATTGCCCGTGACCTGGCAGCGGAGATACGCACCCGATGGAGTGAATGGTCTGTCAGTCCGGAAGTCACCGGGCAGTTTACCCGCCCGATGCTGGAACGTCTGATGCTGCGTACCTGGCTGCGCGATGGTGAGGTGTTTGCCCAGATGGTTTCCGGGCGCATAAACAGCCTGACGCCTTCTGCCGGTGTTCATTTCTGGCTGGAGGCGCTCGAGCCGGACTTTATTCCCATGACCAGTGATGAGAGCAACAGGCTGAATCAGGGCGTGTTTGTTGATGACTGGGGGCGTCCCGAAAAATATCTGGTGTATAAAAGCCGTCCTGTATCCGGACGGCAGATGGAAACCAAAGAAGTGGATGCAGAGCGAATGCTGCATCTTAAATTTGTTCGCCGTCTGCACCAGATGCGCGGGACGTCTTTATTGTCCGGTGTACTGATCCGCCTCAGTGCCCTGAAAGAGTATGAAGATTCTGAGCTGACTGCAGCAAGGATCGCCGCTGCTCTGGGGATGTACATCCGGAAAGGCGACGGACAGAGCTATGAACCGGATGGTAATGGCAGCAAGGAGAATGAACGCGAGCTTACCATTCAGCCAGGCATTATTTACGACGATCTGAAACCCGGCGAAGAAATCGGAATGGTGAAGTCGGATCGCCCCAATCCTAATCTTGAAACTTTTCGTAATGGTCAGTTGCGTGCAGTGGCGGCTGGTAGTCGTCTGAGTTTTTCCAGTACAGCGCGCAACTATAACGGCACTTACAGCGCCCAGCGTCAGGAGCTGGTTGAGTCTACTGATGGCTACCTGATCCTGCAGGACTGGTTTATTGGTGCCGTCACCCGCCCGATGTATCGTGCATGGCTGAAACAGGCTGTGGCATCCGGTGTTATCAGGTTACCCCGCGATCTTGACCGTTCTTCACTGTATACCGCGGTGTATTCCGGACCAGTGATGCCGTGGATTGACCCTGTTAAGGAGGCTGAGGCCTGGAAAATCCAGATTCGTGGTGGAGCGGCGACAGAATCAGACTGGGTATCCGGCAGGAAACACTGAATGAATGCACCCGTGCGGAGCAGTCGGCCAGCGTGGGGCTCTGGGAACCCATGCGACTGATGCTGCAGGCTCAGCACGTGCAGCCAGCACATCAGCCGGGCAGGCCGCGACGTCGGCTCAGTCAGCGTCTTCCAGCGCAGGAACGGCATCAACAAAGGCTACTGAAGCATCAAAAAGTGCTGCCGCTGCAGAGTCCTCAAAAAGCGCGGCGGCTACCAGTGCCGGTGCGGCGAAAACGTCAGAAACGAATGCTGCAGCGTCACAAAAATCTGCAGCCACTTCTGCATCCACCGCGACCACGAAAGCGTCAGAAGCTGCCACCTCAGCCCGGGATGCGGCGGCCTCAAAAGAGGCAGCGAAATCATCAGAAACGAGCGCAGCCTCGAGCGCCAGTAGTGCAGCCTCTTCGGCAACGGCGGCAGGAAATTCCGCGAAGGCCGCAAAAACGTCTGAGACGAATGCGGATAACAGCGCACAGGCGGCAGCGGCCTCACAAACTGCATCGGCAAACTCCGCGACAGCAGCCAAAAAATCAGAAACCAACGCGAAAAATAGCGAGGCAGCAGCAAAGAGCAGCGAAACTAATGCTAAATCCAGTGAAACAAACGCGGCGAAATCTGCAGCGGACGCACTTAATTATCGCAACCAGGCACAATCCGTTGTTGGTAACAATATTGGTCTTGGTGAAGTTGCTATGACCTGCACTGATATCTCTGTTGAGCCATCAGGTTATATTGGATTTATCAGGATTTACATCTCAGCGAAAGGTTATCCATCAGTAGCGTCTAGTGCCGGGGATAATCTTATTTCTGGTTATATAGTTAGATCAGAAGTGTCAACAAAAAGATATTCCGGTCTATTTGTTGGTTCAGATACAAAATCATTGTATTCGTACATTTACAGCCAAAGTTCTGGCCCGCAATGGATACGTCATACCCGCAGAGATGAATTAAGCCGCTTTGGTCAAAATGAATCAACAACTCGTATGTATGGTCCAACTGGTGATCGTTTCTTTGAAATCCATACTAACGGGAGTTGGGGGGTTTATGATTCTTCTTCTGGACAATGGTCTCCGTTAGGTTTAGCCCAGGGTGGTACTGGTGGAAGAACTATCGAGCAAGCACGTGCGAACTTGCGGGTAATGTATGAGCAAAAAGCTGGCCTTGCTAATACTGACCTAAACACCCTTACCGGTGAATATTCTGGTTTCTATCAACAACCAACGAGCGCTTACGCAACAGAAGAATTAAATTACCCAATCGGTCTGGCGGGCGCTTTAATAGTGCTCCAAACGAGAGCCAACACTGCTTCTTCCTGCGTTCAGGTGTACCACCCTTATAATAATCCGGGAATTACTTATAGACGAATATATGAAGGAGGTAGCGGTACCTGGTCTGAATGGAAGAGAGATGTATCAACAGAAAGGGTTGAAGAGGGAAAAGAAACAACTTACGTATATTCTACGTATTCTTCAGGCGCACCACGCTTACAGGTTTCCAAATCTGGTTTGTGGGGTTGTCATAATGGCACTGGCTGGTTGCCATTAGCTGTTGGGCAAGGAGGTACAGGTGCGACAACAGTAGAAGATGCGCGAAACAACTTAAGTCTTGGCGAAAGTAGCGCAGTTAAATTTAAAAACCTTACTTTAACCGAAGCGCTCGACACGACATTAGGACTGCTTACAAAAACAGGACGAGACTGGAACGCTCAGCATACTGATAACGTCGACAAATTTAGACCAATTGCAGGCAGTACAAACGGCCCGGCAGGCTCTATGGTTCTTGGCGGCATTCATGTTCAATTTAGTAAAAATTATGCTGTGCAGTTCGGAGGCCGCAATTCCGGTTTTTGGGGAAGAACAATTGAAAATGGAACGACGCAGGAATGGAAGAAATTACTAACAGTAGACGATCTCAATTCATCTACCGCTCTTGCTGTCAGGTCATTAACCACATCTAACCCGATAAAATCTGGCGGAGGGCGGATTGATGTCCTTGGAAGCACGTCAGACTATAGCAAAATGGATTGCTTTGTACGTGGGTTTGATAGCACCGGTAATTCTCTCGCGTGGGCGTTGGGTTCATCAGTCGGCGTAAGTAAGATGCTGTCGCTAAAAAATTTCTTTAGCGGAGCTGAGATACTGCTAAATGGTAATGACGGCGCGGTTCAACTCAAAACAGGTGCTGTTAACGGTGCTAAAGCGCAGGCGCTCACTATCAACAAGGATGAGGTTAACTCAACTGTTGATTTAACTCTTACAAAACAAACAGGGACTGGCAATCGTTTTGTTTTACAGAACTTAGGTAATACAGAACTACCATTTGCTGTCAAGGTGTGGGGTTCAGGTGATCGACAAAACGTTTTTGAGGTTGGAACGTCTGCCGCGTATCTGTTTTATGCTCAAAAAACATCGTCAGGTCAGCTGTTTGATGTAAACGGTGCTATTAACTGTACAACACTGAATCAGTTATCAGACCGCGAGCTGAAAGACAATATTCAGATTATCAGTGACGCAACCGAAGCTATCCGTAAAATGAACGGGTACACCTACACACTTAAGGAAAACGGACTGCCTTACGCTGGTGTTATTGCACAGGAAGCAATGGAGGCAATACCGGAAGCGGTAGGCTCATTCACTCATTACGGTAAAGAGTTGCAGGGACCAACGGTTGACGGCAATGAATTACGTGAAGAAACACGTTATCTGAATGTTGACTACGCCGCCGTGACGGGCTTACTTGTTCAGGTCGCCCGTGAAACAGATGATCGCGTTACCGCGCTGGAAGAAGAAAACGCAGAATTAAAACAAAGATTATCTGCAATTGAGGCGGCGCTTGCCTCTAAATAATATTAAGGGGCTGTGCGCCCCGTTTTATTGGGTAGGATGAAAATGGGTATAACACCTTTCCTTCATGCACTTTGTGCTGTGGCTGCGCAGATACTGGTGGGGCTTTTTACCGGAAACTGGGTTTACGGAGCGATAGCCAGTTGTACGTTCTTCATTGCGGGCGAACACACCCAAGCATAATATCGCTGGATTGAAATGTTCGGGCATGGCAAGCGGATTAACATGCCGTGGTGGGGCGGTTTTGATCCACGCGCATGGGATGTGGCAAGCCTGATGGATTTTGCTGTGCCGATGGTAGCGTGTCTTCTGATCTGGCTGTTGATCCGTTGAACATAAAAAGCCGCAGCAACTTGCCATGGCAGGATACTGCGGCTGGGTTGTGAGTTTAAATAGTGTGTTTATTGCGATATATTTTAATGACTTAATGGATTACATATCTATGATATTCCTGAAATATCCTCTTCAAGCTCTTTTACTGATTTCGCAATTTTAAATTTAAACTTCCTCTCTATTTCACTATTGCTAAGTTTTTTTTCCTTCTCTTTACCTATCCACATAGAAACAAGTTCTCGTTTCTGAGATATATGTAGATTGTCAAAGTTAGGTATGTATTTAAAAGTCTCCGCTCTACCTCTGCGGAGTTCATAGAAAGTTTTAATCAAAGATTTTGGTTTTATTTCTGATGAAAGGCCGAATCGGCGGATAAGATTATTGATAGTATGATTAACAGAGCGAAGTTGAGCTGTTGAGGTTATTTGTGAGAAGTACGATACCCATCCCAATCGTTTACCTTCAAACACACATCCCGTAATTCTGAGATTTAGTTTCCACTGACAATATGCAACAGCTCGTTCTTTATCACGCTTACTTTTAGCTTGTAGTAGAGCGTGCCTATATGCAGTAAAAATTTTTGCTAAGGATGACTCAAATCTAAGAATGCTCTCATGTTTTATCAATAATTCTCGATTTTCTATGTGGTATCCCAAAAAGTTAAAACTTTCATCCAAACTGCCTACTTTGGATTTTGAGTTCTCTTCATTTAATGGATGTGGGTTTAAATTTAATGATTGAAGCTTATCAATGATATGAGAAGCTATTTTTGTTGCTTGATATTTTGGTGTTAAAATAAGAATGTCATCAACGTATCGCATGTACCATATGTCATGCATTTTATTGATTTCATCATCGAAATTAGATAGTGATATTTCAGCTAAAATGTTTGATATCGCTAATCCCTGAGGTACTCCTCTGGTATTATTAGGGATACCTTTGCTTCCTGTGGTTCCACTTACAGTAGGCACGATTAATGATGATGTTATTAACTGTCTAATTTCTTTTTTTCTAATTTTATTTTTTATTGCATTAATTATCAATTTATGTTCAATTGAAGGATAGAAACTTTTAAGATCTATTTTTGCATATTCAGCATATAGACTGTTGTTTAATGCTTCTTTCAATGAGTCAATTACTGTATGTGGTAGTTTTAATCTGGACTTAGGATATATTTCCGTAAGGCATTCACAGAGAGCTCTAAGAGTAATTCTGTCCCTAGCAGTTGGTATGGAAATCTGTCTGGGTGTAGAGTTAGCGCCTTTAGATATTAATTTTTCTTTATATGCTGTAAATTTGTAATTGCCAGAATTAACCTTTTCAAAAATGAAAGTGATCTCATTTTTTATTGTCAAATCAAGTTTTGATGGGCGAATCCGATCTATGCCAATCGCTCCTGATTCTTTGATTTTTTCAGAGTATACTTTTAGAAGATTTTTTTTCGAGAATGACTTTTTAAAAATTCTGCTTGCAGTCATAGTCAATCCAAAGATATATTAATGGGAGTATATAAAGTGCGGCAGTAATAAATATTCGAAGTAATATCCATAAAATAACAATTATTTTTTCTTTTTGTGTGGGGATCCTCGTCTTAAGTCCAACTTGAGTTACCCTTGAAATTTTATCATCTATGTCACGGTGATTCTCAACCTCATTGAGCAAATTAAAATATTTTTCTTTCTGTTCAAGAGATAACTGTTGACTGGTGGTAATGTCAAAATAGAGTCGCTGTAGTGCAATATAATTCCTTCTCATGGCTATTGCTCGACCACGAAAATCTAGGTTAGATACGATCAGAGAAATACCCAGTAGAGCCACTGAAAGTATCGCCGCAACGACATCTGTATTATCTCCTAGAACCTTTGGAAATCGCAACGTTACAATTGAAAGTACCGCACTCAATATAGCATACCAAACGAGGATAAATTGAGAGTGTTTTTCAAGCCATTCTAGTCGATGGTGCGCTTGGATACGTGCTTTATATGTAAACCAAATATTGTCATGCATAAAAGATCCTTTTTAAAAGCGGAAGGGGCAGGATATATTGGAACCGTTGAACATCCTGCCCGGCAGGATCAGTGAGCATAAGCTCAACAGTAAAATATTACTGTTCATTATCAGAGCCGCCCTTGCATGCGCAAGAGGAAAAACCTGCCCCATCCCTTTGAATTATTACAATTTAATGATCTTAAAGTCAATACAAGTGAATGGTGTCCAGAGATGATGAACTTAATGAACAAACCACTCGTCAGCAGACTCCCAGGTATCTTTCAGAGTCTCCTGAACAAAAGTTTTAGCTGAATCTTTATCAGCGGTGCGCGTAACAGAAAGGCCATCGTTGCTGGTGGCTTTTACGATCACTTCTACATCGTCATAACGTTTACTGATGCGTCGGGTTAATTCTTCCTTTAACGCATCCACAGCACCGGTTGGCATTTTAGTCATTTTTTCTTTGGCTATGCAGATTTCAATACGCATAAAAGTCCCCTACACTGTATTTGTATACAGTATTATTTTTAACTGTATGGATAAACAGTGTCAAGAGGTCTTATTTCTGCTCCTTTGGAGTTCTTCAAAACGATTATGTAAAGATTTCGGATACAGTTCGGTATATCCCTGCCATAGCACGTTTAATGAACGATGCCCTGTAACCTGAGCGACTTCCTCAATACTAAAACCAGCCTCAAATAAGCGACTTGCCCCTTCTCTACGCAAATCATGGTATCTCAGATCTTTAATACCTAATTTGCTTCTTACCCTCTGAAATCCTGCGGTAACAGAAGTGCTGTTATATGGAAAAATGAATTCTGATTTTTTGGGTTGTCGCTGGACGATATCCCAGGCTTCCCCAAGCAAGGCAACTTTCATATGGTTGCCTTCCTTTTTACGTGGATCTTTCCTGTCTCTTACTAGTATAGATTTTTGTTCCTGGTCGAGATCTTCCCATCGTAACCGGCATACTTCTCCGATTCGCATACAGGACCACACAGAAAATTTGAGGATATCAACGAACGGAATTTTTGAGCATTTATGAGTAGATCGTTGTTGAAGGCCTTCAATGAGCATGTTCAGTTCATCAGATGCTGGTCTACGATTACGACGGTTTGATTTACCAATCAAACCGAGTTTAAGTAGATATGGACGAGCGCTTTTCGCCGGGTTTGATGTGTAATTGATTCCGTATACAGGTTTTGCCGCATCCAGAACACTGCCAAGATAACTAACATCGTGGCTGACTGTTGCTGGGCCTGCACCAGCGTTGTTTCTTAGCCTGCAATGTTCAATTACGTCATTTTCTGTCAGTTCAGATAGTTTGATCGCGGAGATGTCACTATCCATAAGCAGTTCCAGCACATATCTTTTAGTACGGCCTGCTTTACCTCCGGCATTTGGGTCATTTAAATATTTGTGTAGTAAGTCACGGACTGTAAGTCCGTCAACAGCATTTGATGATGGAATGCCATATAGATCTAATTCCATCACTTTCTGTGCGCCCCATGTTTTGGCATGAGCATGTTTAGGGAATGTTTTGCTTTCCCTGTAAGTGATAACACCTTTTTCTTTGATAATCACATTACAGCGATAGCGTGGTGTGCCATCGGATTTTAGTCGTTTCTCTATGTTATAGTACGCCATTACACGACCTCGTTATTTCGGGTTCCCATAAAGCGTGGGAACCTGTGCGGGAACCTAACGCGAGAAAAATAGCCTGAAATGTTCAAAAATGCACGATAATCCTGAAACACAGAAAACTAATCAAACCAGCGTGATGCCTGAAAAAACTGGCGCTTACTGGAGTTCTCGGTTTAGCATTGCTCCTATGCTCGACTGGACGGACAGACATTGCCGCTATTTCTTGCGTCTGCTTTCCCGCAATACGTTGCTGTATACCGAAATGGTGACCACAGGGGCGATTATTCACGGTAAAGGTGATTACCTGGCGTACAGTGAAGAAGAACATCCGGTAGCGTTGCAACTCGGCGGTAGCGATCCGGCGGCGCTGGCACAGTGTGCGAAGCTGGCAGAAGCGCGTGGATATGATGAGATCAACCTGAATGTCGGCTGCCCGTCTGACCGGGTGCAGAACGGCATGTTTGGTGCGTGTCTGATGGGTAATGCGCAGCTGGTTGCCGACTGCGTGAAAGCGATGCGCGATGTGGTGTCGATTCCAGTGACGGTGAAAACGCGTATTGGCATCGATGACCAGGACAGCTATGAATTTCTCTGCGATTTCATCAACACCGTTTCCGGCAAAGGCGAGTGTGAGATGTTTATCATCCACGCACGTAAAGCCTGGCTTTCGGGGTTAAGCCCGAAAGAAAACCGTGAAATCCCGCCGCTCGATTATCCGCGTGTGTATCAACTGAAGCGTGACTTTCCGCATCTGACAATGTCGATTAACGGTGGTATCAAGTCGCTGGAAGAGGCCAAAGCACACCTGCAACATATGGATGGCGTGATGGTCGGGCGCGAGGCGTATCAGAATCCGGGTATTCTGGCGGCGGTAGACCGGGAGATCTTTGGTTCCTCGGATACCGATGCCGATCCAGTGGCGGTAGTGCGCGCCATGTATCCGTACATTGAGCGTGAACTCAGCCAGGGGACGTATCTCGGCCATATTACCCGGCATATGTTGGGCTTGTTCCAGGGTATTCCTGGCGCGCGGCAGTGGCGGCGTTATTTAAGTGAAAATGCCCATAAAGCGGGTGCAGACATTAATGTGCTGGAACACGCGCTCAAACTGGTGGCGGATAAGCGTTAACTTTTCACCAAAAAGTAGTCAAATTCACCACGCCCTGCGCACCGTCGCGGGGCATTTTGCTGTTAAATCAATAGATTATTTTTGGCATGATTCTTGTAATGCCAGCAAGAGATTTCATATTTGGGAGAGCATCATGCTGGAACTACTTTTTGTGTTTGGCTTTTTTGTCATGCTGATGGTCACCGGCGTTTCGTTGCTGGGCATTATCGCCGCGCTGGTTGTGGCGACGGCCATTATGTTCCTCGGCGGTATGCTGGCATTGATGATTAAGTTGCTGCCGTGGTTACTACTGGCGATTGCGGTGGTGTGGGTTATTAAGGCGATTAAAGCACCAAAAGTGCCGAAATATCAGCGTTATGACCGCTGGCGTTACTAA